ACCTTGTGCGCACAACTGTTCAGGTGTGCAATAATGTTAATAAGATATTCTATTCCGAAAGAAATAAAACTATCGAACAGAGTGTTTCTAAGGTTGAGGAAGAACTTAAACAGGTAAATGCAAAGTATAAGATAGACAAGGGTATTATCGATTCAATTAAATACGGCTCTATGAAACCGGAATACTTTTTTGAATATCTTGGCAGTGATGAGCTGCTTAAACTTTACCATGATGTCAGAAAAGGTGAGGATACATGGGCGGTTACGATAGACAACAGCAAAAATTACGCTGATGATGTCAGAGAAAAATACGATTGGAAAAGCTGGGACAGGAAGAAACGTTATGATATAACAACTTCATTAGGCGACAAGCTTAATTTAAACCTTGAACAGCTAATGGCGATATATGCAATGAGCAACCGAAAGCAAACGCTTAATCATATTATCCATGGCGGTATTGTAGTGACTGATAAGCCTAAAAGTGCTATTCAAACGCTTAAGGATAAAAGCTCAAAGTGGAATGACAGTTTAACTCACAGGCTTAGTTATTCGGATATATCAAAAATCAGGTCAATGCTAAGCGACGAACAAAGGAATTATGTTCGTGACATGGTTAAATATCTTTCAACCGATATGGCGGAAAAGGGCAACGAGATATCAAGACGGCTATATGACGTTGAACTTTTTAAGGAAGAAAATTATTATCCTGCACGTACCGCTAAAAACTACATGCACAGAAGCAGTATGGAAACTATTGGCGCTAAAAAAATCATTAATTCAGGATTTACTAATGCGATTGTTGAAAAAGCAAAAAATCCGCTTTTACTTGAAGAATTTGACAATGTATGGGCGAGCCACGTTGATGAAATGGCAAGCTATAATGCCTTTGCTTTGCCGCTTGAAAATTTCGACCGGGTTTATAATTATCATTCGAGCAACGGCGACGAGTTTAGTTCTATCAGAACTTTAGTGGAAAATGCATACGGTAAGAAGGCAACAGGATATATAAGCGATTTGCTTGAGGACCTTAACGGCGGTGTCGTGCATGAAGCAGGCTCAGATATTGTTGATAAACTTACAAGTATATTCAAAAAAAATGCTGTTTTTGCTTCCGCTTCCGTTGCAATTCAGCAGCCGTCGGCAATAGGCAGAGCGTTATCAATCATTGATACCAAATATTTCGCAAAAACTACATTTACGAAGCGCAGTTATGACGAAATAAAGAAATATGCCCCTGTTGCTATAATTAAGGAAATGGGATATTTCGATACCAACATGGCTCAAAGTACGGTTGACTATCTTAACAATGTTGATTATAAGGGTAAGGAAAAGATTGCGGCATTTTTTAAGGACGGAGCGTTTCGTGATGAGGTATTTGGATATACAGCTTCAAAGGCTGATGAAATAACCTGGTCTCACATTTGGAATGCCTGCAAGGCGGAAACCAAGGATAAATATCCTGATTTATCAACAGAGGAAAGTTTGCAAAAGGCCGGCGAACGATTTACTGAGGTTATAACAAAAACACAGGTATATGATTCGGTATTTTCTCGTTCTGCCCTTATGCGTTCAAAAAACGGTGCGGTAAAAATGGCAACGGCATTTATGGCAGAGCCGACTACTTCCCTTAATATGCTTGTGAATGCAGCCGTTCAGGCAAAGCGTGGAAAGTTTAGCAAGGGAAAAGCTACGAGAATTGTTGCTTCACTTGTTATTGCAAGTGTTATAAATGCTCTTCTTCAATCAATTGTAACCGCCGCACGTAATGATGATGACGACAAGACCTATCTTGAAGCATATTTGGCGGAACTTATTCCTAACTTTATTGACAATGCTAACCCGGTAAATCAGATTGCGTTCGTTAAGGATGTTGCAAATATTTTTAAAGGCTATGATGTTACAAGAGCCGACATGGACAGTGTGGGCGATTTGGTTAGTGCGGTAAAAAATCTTTGGAGTGACAACTTGACACCATGGAAAAAGGTACAGAATATTGCGGGTGCACTTGGCGCATTTATTGGGTGGCCTATTGAAAATGTCATGAGAGATGTTCGAAGCGTTTATAATATGGTACATAAAGGACTGACGATTGGTCTTGGGGTAAATAAATCAGCCCTTAAATCAGCTACAATGGACAGTATCAAAGAATCATTGGTTACTGATGATGTGCTTGCCGTATTCGGCCTTGAACTATTTCCCGAAAAGGACAAGCAACAAATGATATATGAGGCAATTAAGGACGGCGATAAGGAAATGTATAAGCGCATTGCCGATAATGTTTCTAATCCCGATAATTATATCAAGAAGGGATTGATAGAAAATGACGAGCGAGTTGCTACAGCAGGCCTTGCATATCTTGACGGAGATATTGGCACGGCAATTAAAACCGCTAAAGAGCTTGAAAGCGACGGCTTTGACTACGAAATTGCCTATAAAGCAATTAAAGCCTATTCTTCCGAAATTCAAAAGGCAGCAGGATATAAGGCGGACAGCGACGACAAAAAATATAAGCAATCGCTTGAAACGCTTATATCAAGCGGAATGGATAAGGAAACTGTTGAAAAAGCAATTGATACGGTCGAGATTGACGAGGAGCAGGACAGTAAAGACAGTAAGTTCTTTACAAATAATGACCTTGCAACTGCGATTTATAAAAATGACTTAAGTACATTGAAAGAAATGGTGGAAAAAAATAAACAGGTTGACATTTCAAATGGAAAGAGTAAAGAGGAAGCCGAAGATAGTGCTCAAAATTCAATTAAATCTGCTCTTGTTAAAGGAAAAAAGGAAATTGCTCAAGCAGGAATAGATTATTCTGATAACAATATAAAAACAATGATTGATGTCGCTGATGAGTTGGAAAATAATTATGAATATACAACTGTTATTAAGGCAATAAAAAGCTATTATTCAACAATGAAATCGGCTAAAGAAGCATTGGACGATAAGGACAATGATACATATAATCAAAAGCTCAAAGAACTTATTGCAAGCGGAATGGATAAGTCGACGGTTGAATCAGCTATAAAGAAAATAGTTGTAACAGATAGTGACAGTCAAAATGAAAGTCAATTGTTTAATGAGGATGATTTGAGTGCAGCAATAGAAAGCGGTGATAATAATACTTTGAATAAAGTTTGCGAAAGTATAAAAAATGTATATATTGCAAACGGAAGCAGCAAAGATGAAGCTGAAGAAAAGCTTCAACAAAAAATCAAAAAAGCAAAGTACGGAAAAAGAAAAACAACAAATGTTTTGAATGCTAATAACACTCAACAAATTCGGTCATATATTAATGAAAAAGTTAATTCTTATGTTGATAGTGGAAAAAGTGTAAAGCAAAGTGCAAATTACACTCGAAAATCGATAGACGGAATTTTAGAGTTGCGGTATAAAAACGGAAATGCTGACAAAAAAGCGGATGTTTTAACAATTATGGTTAAAACAGGATTATATGGAGATAGAAGAGCTGCAAAGCAATATGCAGACGAACATTATCTCAAATAATTAACGGCGAGGGTGTGACAAACACCCTCGTTCTTTTTGTATAATTATTTCAAGAGGTGATTATATGGAAAAACAAGTTTATCGAAAATCTCTTGATTTGCAAAAAAGCGGTGCACAATGGAGCATAGACGTTAAGCTAAATGATGTTAATTCAAGAAGGATAGTTATATCCCTTACCGACGGCGGAAAAGCCTTTATACTTGGCGGTGATATGATTGCTACAATATATGGCAAAAAGACTGACGGTAATGTGATATATAAGGATTGCGCTATTGAAAACGGAATGGCTATTGTTGACGTCGAAAAGCAGCTTATTACGGCAGCAGGAACTGTTGAGTGTGAATTGAGGATATACGATTCAAATGCAGCAGGCGCTCAGCTTTTAACTACACCGAGATTTAATATAGAGGTGTATGACGTGCTAAGTGACGAAAATAGGATAACCTCAACGTCTGATTATTCGGCGCTTGCGAGTGAAACGGTTAAATCACAAGAGGCCACTAAGCGAGCTAATAATATATCAGAAATGCTTGAAACAAAGCTTGCGAACGGCGAACTAAAAGGTGAAAAAGGCGACACAGGACCGCAGGGTGAACAAGGACCGCAGGGTGCTCCGGGCACAACCGACTACGCTTTACTAAAAAACCAACCTATCACAATTCTAAGCCAAGATTTCAAGGTTAGTGACCTTAAGGAAAGCAGTTTATATTTCGTTAACAGCGGCATTAGTTGCAAAAAAGAGGACGGAAGTTTGCTTGTGAATTTATATGCAGGCATTCTTATTCTTACCGGTACCGGCGGCGAAGCCCAAGTTTTTGATTCGTATAATACTTATTACGTTCAAGATTTGAACACAGGAGATTGGTTTAATTCCGATTGCAACCATATCACAACACAAGAAGTCAACGATTTATTAAGTAATTTATCGGGTTATCTTTTCATGTATGGTAGGCCGTTAAATTCAAAAAAGAAAGTTACAAGAACACTTTCTGGTTTTGCCGAAGATATTACCAAAAGAACAATGGTGCTCGATAACAGCGATTTATTAAGCACAATTAGTTCTGACGGCAAATACAGCTTTTATAGTAGAGGAATTTTTCGTTTAGGTCATCCGAATGCTGTGGCAGGCTTCACACCTCTCGAAATCAAGGTAAACAAAGGCGACACTATTTACCTAAAATTCAGCAAAACAGATACGGAATGCTTATGCGATATTGTATATATCGGTGATATTGGTAAGAATATCCCTGATGACTACGATTACAAATACAATCCTATTGACATATGGTCGGGTCAGTTAGGATTCGCCATAGACGCTACCGAATACGATACAACCTTCTGGGAAATGGTAGTAGGTGCTAAGGGTACCGCTGACGAGATTAACGATTATTTACGTGACCTTCCCTGTGTAAGAACCGGCGGACTTGTATATTCGATTCCAAAAGCATACGGACGTCCCGAATTTAGAAATGTTACGCTCGGCGACGGACTAAAGTTCGAAAACGGAGTGTTATCTCTTGACATTGAAAATGGAGTCTAAAAATAAAAACAATTTCCTCACCAACGGCGAAACATTTGGTGCTGAAATTTCATTAGGACGGAATGATTCTGCCGATAATTGGCGAGAAGTTACGCCTGAGGAAAAGGCGGAAATCGAAAAACAACAGCAAGCCGAGGTGATGATATGACAAATGAAGTGTTAGTCGCATTAATAACAGGCGGCTTAACTTTTCTCGGAGTTATCGTTACAAATATCGGTAACAGCCGAAAAATGCAAAAAGAGCTTGAAAAAAATCAAGCAGTTACAGATACCAAAATCGAGGAACTTACAAGAGAAGTTCGACAACATAATAATTTTGCACAGCGTGTGCCTGTGCTTGAAAATAAGGTTAGCGTTGCCGACCATAGAATTAAGGACCTTGAAGATAGATTAAAATAAAAAGGAGTAAAAAATTATGAAAAATTACACATTAACCAAAGAAGCACTCATTAGAGTTGCAAAAACATTCATTCAGGCACTTATCGCTTTTCTTGTAGTTGCTTTGCCGACGGTCGATTTTACACAGGATAAGTCCGCACTTAAGGCGGCACTTCTCGGTGTTCTTGCCTCGGCGGTAGCAGCAGGCTTGTCCGCTGTTATGAACATTGAGCAGAAAGGCGGCTCAAACGGTATGAAGTTTTCTGCTTGGGTTAAAAAATTCCTCGGCAAAAAAACAAACTATGACGGTGTTTACGGTGTGCAGTGCGTGGATTTAATTGACTGCTATATCCACGAATGCCTTGGACTTGATAAAGGCTTTTGGGGCAATGCAAAATATTGGTGGACTAATCGTAAATCATCTGCGTGGCTCAAAAAGAATTTTGT